GTGGCGGAGGTGGCGGATAGGATGGAGAAGGCGGCGGCGGAGAAGGCGCGTCTGGATGTGGAGGCGCGTCTAGTTGCGAAGGCGAAGACGGAGGATAGGAGGGCAGCGGCGGCGGAGGAGGAGGAGACGCGGTTGGTAAAAGCGGAGCGCATGGAGGCGGCAGCGAAAGAGGCGGCGGAGAGGGGGGCGGTGGTGGCGGCGGTGGCGAGGGTGGAGGCGGCGGCGAAGGATGCGGCGAAGGTGCGCCGCAAATTGATGGGTGCGAGTATAGGTTGGGATGACGCCATCAATGCTGCGGAGGAGAAGGCGCGTCTGGATGTGGAGGCGCGTCTAGCTGCGGAGGCGGAGGTGGCGGATAGGATGGAGAAGGCGGCGGCGGAGAAGGCGGTGGCGAGAGCACAGAATGCTAAGGCAGCAACGGAGGCGGCGGAGAAGGTAACGAAAAAGGCAAAGCAGGCGCGTTTAGCAGCAGAAACAGAGGCAAAAAAAAATAACTATAGTTTGAGCGCGGTGGCGGCGGCAGGGAAGTTGGCTGGGTGGGTGCAGCGAATGAAGGGAACAACAGAGAATATGGCGGCGGCGGCGGGGAGGGCGGCGGCGGAGGCGGCGAAAGCGGGGAAAACCATGGACGTGATAAGAGTGGAGGCGGTGGCGGCGGCGAAGCGGGAAAGTGGACGCGAAAGATATAATGAACTTATTAAGGAAATCAATAAATGTATTTATTCAACATATTATCTATATAAACGTTTGCATAACTTACAAACAGATAATAATGAATCAATTTGCAAAGTTTACAAACAATTGCATAAATTACAAACAGATAATAATGATTTAATAGATAATTTTATAATAAAAAAATATAAGAAAGATATAGATGATAATCTAGATGATTATGAAGATTATGGTATAAGAATTATAAGAAATAATATTATTAAACCATTAGTTAGAGGTAAAATAAAAAAAATCGATAAACAAGCTTTCACAAAATATATAGAAACCATGAAGGAGGCATTGTTTCAAATAAACGAAAAATTTAGAATGCTTAAAACACTTCTAAGCGAGAGTATAGAAGAGATAGAAACCGGGTATCAAATTGTAAATAAAAATAAGTTTATAGAAATCTATACATATATTAGCAATTATATAAATAATTTATTAAATTTTACTTATGACCATAATGTAGAGAAGAAACGTGCACACTTAAATAAAAATCATGTATTACTAAATGAATTATTCAACGATTGCTTTATCGTTAGTAACGATGAAATTATAATGACAGCAGAGGCGGCAAAGCACAATGAAGAAATTAAACAAATAAATAATATACTAATTACAGATATAAGTAATACTATGGTACCAGACAAAATAGGATATACAGATTGGAGTGAACAATATAAGTCCTCGCCGATGGATACGTTTCTAGAAATTTTTAGAACTTTTCCTACAAAAATAACTATGAATGATTTTTGCAAAATAATTATATTAGTTGATAACGACAACAAGAACAATGAATCTTCTTGTGAGAAAGCGCAGTCTCTTACTCGTGAAATACTTAACAGCGACAATCAGCCTTCTCCGCCTTCGGCTTCAAACCCAAATGATGGTTCAAATTCCAATAAAAAGACCTGGATTGCAAAAATATTAAAATCAGTGGGTGTAAATGGAGGAAAAAAGAAAAGAAAAAATAAAACAAAAAAAAGAAAAATAAAAAGAAAATGAAGAAAAAATAAAAAATTATATTTTTCTATTTAAAATAAATACTAAGTTTATATAATTATTATATAGTAATTATATAAATTATATAAATTATGAAACTAGAATTATTTATAGGAATAATAGTAATAATTTTTATATCAAATATATATTTTGAAGGTAAAATTTTAGCAAAAATTAAATCATATAGTAAATACTACAAGATGGCTATTATAGGATTTGTAGGATTATGTGTATATTTATATTTAAAAAGAAGTCCTCAACATGCAAAAGAATTTTTTAGAAATGCAAATGGATATATAAAATATTTGCCCGTTGATAGAGAAACGACATCTATGTTAGCACCAATAATAGATTTTACAGGAAAAACAATCGGAGATTCAATAAATAGTAATTATAAAGTAGTAAATGAAAATCCATATAATAATTTAACCGCCCAACAAAAAAAAATTTTAAATAATTCAAAATCAACAAAACGTTCAGTAAGTGAAACAAAAAAAAAATATGTAGCATCATCACAAAATTGGCAGTGTAAACATTGTAAATGCAAACTACCAGCATGGTTTGAAGTAGATCATGTTACAAAATTAGAATATGGAGGTTCAAATAATATTGAAAATTTAGAAGCATTATGTAGAGATTGTCATGGTAAGAAAACTGCAATGGAAAATTTATAAATAATAAATAAATAAATAATTTATTATATATTATTAATATAATCATGTTGGATTCAGATTATTTACAAAATTCAATGGATTTTTTTAAAGATATATTAAATTTATTAGAAAAATATTATTATAAAGGAATAAATGCACTTTTTAATTCAGAAAATTATAAATATTATACTAGTATTTTATTAACATTAATTTTTATAATCGTGATAGTATTATTAAATCTTAATAATTTATTAAATGATGACATAAATAAAGAAGATCAATTAAAAGGAAGATATCGTATATTTAGAAATCTTCCGGGAAAATATATTCAAATAATTTCATTATTTTTAGGTGGCTTATTATTAAGTTTTTTTTATTTTTTTGTTTATAGAAATGAACAAGAAAATAATAAAGAACATAATAGAGCAGTAATACCAAATATAAGAACTATTGAAAATAACTATTATAGTACGGAAAACAAAAATTTAATAAGAAATAGAAATGATAAAGAAAAGATATCTTTTATATCGGAAAATTTTAAAAAGACTATTAGTGATCCTTTAAATAATTTAACGAAGTTTTTTATAAGTCAAATTCTAATTATTTTAGGAATAGTTATGGTTATTTGTATAATATATAATTTATATACAAAACATGATATAGCTTTTACATTAAGTAAAATATTTTTAATGTTTCTAATAACAACAACAATATTAGGAATAATTGCAAAATTATTATCGGTATCTTTAAATAAATGTGAAGATAATAAAAATATATTTATTCAAGTAATATGTGTAATTAAAAATTTTATATTTTTTATACCTTGTTTATTAGTAATCTTATCAGATAAATTACATAAAGATTTGAAAGCAACACCCTCGTCAATATATTTATTATTTATATTATTAATATTTTTAATTTGTATACTATTTGGATTACCTATAATTTATGACTTCATTACAAATTTAAATAAACATGATTTATTAAATGGAAAAGGACCATATTATTTAGATAATAAGAGACACTTAGGAAAATATCAAGATTTCAATAAAGAAGAAAAAACATTAAAATATAAATTATTTCCTCCTGGAACAAAATATACATTATTAAATGATAATGAAGAGCAAGATTATAATATAAAAGCAATTTCTGGGTATTTTGGTAATAATAATAAATTTGAATACAGATATACTTATAGTATAAGTTTTCAACTATATATAAATCCCCAACCGAGTAATACAAATCTAGCATATACAAAAGAATCAGAATTATTTAATTATGGCAATAAACCAGTAGTATTATATGATGGAAAAAAAAGGAAATTATTAATAAAATCAAAAACTAAAACAAGTGAAGGAAGTCAAATGGATACTATATATGAAACAAAAAATATAAAATATCAGAAATGGATGTTATTTACAATTAATTATGAAAATAATATGATAGATATATTTATAGATGGAGAATTAGTAGGATCAAAAAAAAATGTTCCACCTTATTTTGACAATGATAGAATTAGTATAGGAGAAGATAATGGAATACAAGGTAGTATAAAAGATGTTTATTATTATGAAACACCTCGTCCACCAAATAAAATAAAATTTTTATATGATTTAAGTGTAAAATCAAATTAAAAATAAAAAATAAAAAATAAAAAATAATAATTAATATTTTAGTAAATTTTATAACTAAAAAATAAAAAATAATATAATAAAAAATATTATATTACTTTATATTAAATAATGAAAGTTTCAAATATCATAATTATAACTATATTAGTTTTAATAGTAGTATATTTAATTACTAAATTTTTGTTTGTAACAGACATAATATATGATATTTTATGTGATGCAAGTATAGAAGCAGGTACAAATGATGCAAGTGGTACAATAGAATCATATTTTGTTACAAATAAAAATGTAATTAGTAATAAAGATTTTAATGATAATAATACATCAAATTTTATGTTAAGTGTCTGGTTTTATATTGATAATTGGGGAGATGCAATTTCAAATGAAAAAAATATTCTTTATGTAGGAGCAAATGCTAACGCAAACACTGTTCCGGCTTTACAAAGTGATACGATAGGAATGAGCACAAAAACACGCGCAACATCAACTACAGCCACTCCTCTTAAAAATATAAATATTGGTTTAGATAAATATGAAAACAATTTATTTATAGATATTGAAACTTATCCCGATACACCTCCTGCTGCCACCGGTGATGGAAATACGATATATACAAGATATTTAATTAAAAATATTCCAGTTCAAAAATGGAATTGCTTAATTTTATCGGTTGATACAAAAACACTTGATGTTTATTTAGATGGTAAATTAAGAAATTCATTTATTTTACACGGTGTTTATAAAAATGTGCCAGATGATGGTAAACGAAAAAATATATATATTGGTAATTTAGGCAATCCAAATACAGGTTTTCAAGGTTTTATAACTAGAATAAGATATCAACCAAATGCAATTAATCCACAAGAAGCATACAATATTTATAAAAAGGGTATAAATGCTTCTTTGGCAAAAACATTATATAATAAATATGGATTAAAAGTAAGTTTTACAGAATATAATAAAGAAAGAGCAAGTTTTAATATTTAATAATAATCATATAATAACAATTTTTATATATATTAAAATTGTTATTATATTAAAATATGAAAAGTTTAGAATAATTAAATATTAAATATTAAATTTTAATAATGACTAATGTTTCTAAATAAATTATAAAATTATAATATAAATATAATAATAATGGATAGTGAAAATAATATATTTGGAGAAGCAAAAAAAAATTTAGTATCTTTAACGCCTTATGGAACAGAAAATTTTATTTCTTCTAGTAATGAATTTTTTAATTCAAATACTTTAATTGCTAAAGCAACATTTTTATTACTAGTAATAATTTTGTTTGCATTTTTATTTTTTATATTTAGTAAAATTATAATATATGTATTATCTCCATCAGAGAGCCCATATATATTAAAAGGAATGAAAGACGCAACACAAACAATGGTTATACCACAAGCATTATCAGATAGAAATTCTATACCTATATATAGAAGTAAGGATGAATATGATGGTGTTGAATTTACATATTCATTTTGGATGTATGTAAATGATGTAAACTATAATGGAAATAACGATTTTAAGCACGTTTTTCATAAAGGTTCAACCACACATTCAGATGGTCCTTTGGATGGTGTTTACGGACCTAATAATGCGCCAGGTGTATATCTTTATACTGGAAAAAAAAATGTTGGAGTAGATTTATTAGAAGATTATCCATTATTAGGTATGTTAGTTAGAATGAATGTTTATCATGATAATGAAGATGAAACTAATCCATATAAATATTTTGATGATATATATGTAGATGGTATTCCAATAAAAAAATGGGTAAATGTAGTAATAAGAGTAACTGGACAAAATATAGTAGATGTTTATATTAACGGAACTTTAACAAAAAGACATAAATTAAGTAATATCGTTAAACAAAATTATGATAATGTATATATAAATCTAAATAATGGTTTTGGTGGTAATCTTTCAAATTTAAAATATTATAATTATGCAATTGGAACTTTTGAAATTTATAAAATAACTTCAGCCGGCCCAAATCTAAAAATGGCTGACAATACAAGTATTAAAAAATCTAAACCATATTACCTATCATCTGAATGGTATTTTGATAGCACAGATACTGCCGATATTTTAACTAATTGATTAATAAAATAATTAATAAAATAATTAAATAAAATTATTTATTATTGATTATATATAATTAATAATAAATAATCAATATGGTATATACAAATATAATCGATGCTAAAAGAAGTCATTTTATAATTATTTCACCAAATTATAATGAGGAAAATAATTTTATAGGAACAAAAATTAATATAAAAACTTATGTTCCAAGACATATTTCATCAAACAATAATTGTTATGAATTTACAGAATTATTTAATGAGACAAATTTTTCTAATGAAAAATTTAAAAACAGAGTAATTTTTTCTAGTTTATTATCCGGAACTAAACGCCCAATGACACTTTTAACACAGCAAAATTTATATCATAATATAAAATTTATACAAAAAAATAATAATTTAAGTGAACCTAGAATATTATTTACAAAATATGATATAACTAATAATATAATTAACAATAATCAATACTTATTAAATCCAAAAAATAATATAATTGATTTAACTGATATAATGTTTAACAATAAATCATATGACATTTATAATACTAATGATGAAATACAAACAACTAATGATGATACTTACATAAACTTAAAAAGATTTTCTTATTTTTTTAATATATATAAACCATTTGTTAATAGCGATTATTATAAATTTAAATTTATGGATTTTATAGATTTAAGTAATGTATTACAAAATAAAATTATAGACTATAATAAAAATAATGCCTATATTAATGTAAATAATATAACTTTAAATAATACATTTGATTCAAATATATTAATTAATTATGATGTAAATAATTTTACAAAATTATTTAAATTTAAACATATTGGAGGTATTAAAACAAATTCAGATGCATTAGATATATCTATAATTTCACCGTTTTTGTTAAATAATAATACATCATATGAAAATGATAATATTCTTTTATATAATAAATTAAATAATATATCAACTATTAATTATAAATTAAATTATCCTCAATATTCATTTAACTCGGATATTATAGACGGATATTCTGATGTATCTATAAATTTTATAGTTTTAAAAGGGTATAATTATATGTCAAAAGACTATGGAAAAATTTATTTAAGTAGTGATTTTACATATTTGAATTCAAGAGTTTTAGATTATAATAATAATTTTTATGCTAATAATATAATTAATTCATCAGGATTAGATAGTTCAATGATATATTTATCATTAGGAAATGGTATAACAGGTATAACACAAGAAGATTTATATACAAAAATGAAATTAGATATTAAATATAATGAAAATACAACTGTAGAACAACAATCAAGAAGATCAACAAATATTAATAGAATATTAATTAGTGATTCTATAAGTAGTATAAATGTAGCAAATAGTATTAGATATAGAAACTATTTATTAGAAGAAGGTTATGATTATGATTATGTAAATATTTTATATACAATTTTAGATGAATCTACAAAAAAATTATTAAATTTCGATTTATTAGATTATTATCATAATTATAATAATGATTTTTCACAAAATATTTATAATCATAGATTTAATTCTCTTGGTTTATTAAATAATGAAATTAGTAGTAATAAATTTGATGTTAGTTATGTAGATACTAATAATAGCATTATTATTAATACAAGACATGATATATCTTTTTCAAAATATGAATATAAATTCAAATTAAATAATTATACTCTAGATTCATTTCGCGCAATAGATTCATTATATAATAACTCTATTAATAATAAATTACAATATGATTTTAAATTTAATTATGATACAAAATTTAATGTTGATATTTATTATACGTTAAATTATTCATATGGTTTAGATAAAAATGATTTATCATTTACATTATTAAATGATTATAATGACAATTTATTACTTAATTTTCATAAAATTATTTCAACTAGTAATTTGTCAATACCACCTGGAAGTGATTTTACTAATGTAGATTGTATTTATATATATCATGACCCATATGATGATGATACACCTGAACAATTTAAATATCCATATAATAACATAGAAATAAGTAATAATCCAACTATTGATACGTTAAATAAAGCAATTGAATTATTACCAGGTGCTACTACATCAGTAACAAATACAACATTTATTCCAGCAAGAAATGGAAGTAATTTGTCTAGAAAAAAAATACAAGGATTAATTGGATTAAATAATATTCCTGGATTATTATCAATAGAACCATATGATGAAAATAGTATAATAGGAAGAGGATTTTTGAATCAATATCAAATTGCAGATGATTGTAAAACTGAAACAGAAATAATTGAAAATAAACTGAATTCGCAAAAACATATATCAGTAAAGAATAATAATAATAATAATAATAATAATAATATTCCAAGAACAAAAAAATTTGCTAATATTGTTAGAAATAATAAACTTAATCAAAAAATATCTACTGCAAAATCATGTGAAGCCGATCCTAATAAAATAACAAACTATAATACTCGCTTTACAAATCCTATGTGGAGAAAATAATAAAAATATTTTTGGTATATGATGCTGTCTTTTTACTATTTCTTATTATTATTAATTTTTATATTTAAAAATTTAAAAATTGATAAATTATTTAATTAAATAATTTTAAGATAAAAGATATAATAATATAATAATGAGTTCTTCAAATGAAGATGAATCTCCTAAAAAAATATCTATAAAATTTAAACTATTCAAATTATATGATTTTAATATATATGATGGGTATAGCAAACTAAGTGATATTGATAAATCTAATTTCGATCCATATAAAGATAATAAAAAATTTATAATTCAAATGTTTGGTATTAATACATCTGGACAAACAAGCTCAATTTTTATTGAAGATTTTAATCCGTTCTTTTATATTAAGGTTGGTGATAATTGGACTGATTCAACTAGAACTGAATTTGTTGGACATATTAAGAAAAAAATGGGTAATTATTATGAAGATTCTATTATTGAATCAAAATTAATTCAAAGACAAAAATTATATGGTTTTGATGACCATAAATTACATAATTTTGTTAAAATTAGCTTTACTAATAATGGAGCATTTAACAAAGCAAAGAAAATATTTTATAAAGATACTTTTGAAAATGGTTATTTTAACAGAGAACTAATTAAAGAGGGATATATATATCAAAATACCAATTGTTATTTATATGAAGCAAATATTCCACCAG